TTGTCAATAGGTGAACAAGTGTACACTACCTGGGGGGATATGTAGTGAACATTTGTACAGTAACTTGCGTGCTTTTCATCAAAGAGGCTATAGAGGCGGAGGGAGCTAGTATACACAGTACACTAGTGTACAGATGTACAGCAGTCTTATAGTGTACGGATGTATAGTGGTGTTCAGATGTTCGTTATTGTTAAAGACTAGTGTACAAGTGTATAGTACCTGGGGGGGTAGGTGGTGTACAAAAAAACCCCCTCTTGCGAGGGGGTCAAAACTCACTGGCCCGATAGATGGGCGGTTATATGTCCTTCCAGCATCGGGTTGCCAATAACCACCCAACGGGCGGCGATATAGCTATGGCATACAACAGGATAGGCAACAGCCAATCAATCATAGTGTCAATCATAGTGGTTCCTTCCAAAGTGGCCCCCCCGTTGGGGGGGCAGGTCAGTTGTCGGTTGCCTAGCTGATTGTTCCAGCGAATCGCATTGTTCGCAGTGGCTTCGCAGCCCATTCGATAGCCTGCCGTAAACCCTTGCCATCGCTGGCAAGAACCACCCAACCCTTGCCTGAATCATTCAAAATCAGATAGGCTTCGCGGAAAACGCCATCGTAGAATAACCGAACCGACTGAATCGGCAGGTTGCCGTCAACGTTATTCGCTGACAATGGCACGTCCTTCGTCGCCAGCAGGTCGCTTCCCATGTCGCGGGCTGCAACACCGTGGGCGTGGATGTCAGCGTGGGGGGCAGTGTTATCTTCGCATTTGATAAACAGCATGTCAGAAACTCCAAAAAAGGTAAAAAGGGTAAACTCCAAAGTGGCCCCCCCAGTGGGGGGGCCGGTCAGTTGTCTTGCCACTAGCTATCGTGGCGGTCAATGATCTCTAGGTTCGACATCTTTTCCGCACTGTAGCGGCTTTTCGCCTTGGGGCGATCATTCTCGTCCCGATACCGGCTTGCATTGTCAGTGTGCCGCAGCAACAATGCTGCATTGGCAAAAACTTCCAACACCACTCCTTCCCGGGACTTCCCGTGGTAGTCGAAAGTCACGACATCCCCAACAATGGGGTCATCGCCACGGGTAGCAGGGGCAGGATTCTCAGCACGAAGGTCAGCGATCAGTTGTTTGATAGTAGTCTGCATTGCAGAAACTCCAAAAACAAGAAACGAAAATCAGGTTGATCGAACGCCGATCAACCACACCAAAGGTATCGGCAACGTATGGGTGGATCAACACCAAAACCCATAGTGAACATCGTTTTTTTTCGTTTTTCGCTGTTTTTCTTATAAAGAAAACTGCCCAAAAAAAACTTTTTTTTTATCGGTGTTCAGTAGTGTACATATGTTCCTGGACAGTTGGTATTTGCACAATTCCCGGATAGAATTGTTGCAGGGGGCGGGATTCTATCAGACGGTGGATAGTGTACAGACGTAGACTAAAATTGAAGGGGGTTTAAACAAAATCAAACCTCAAAAATTTAAATGACCACTTTTAAGAAAATCACAACCCTGTAATTTCAATTGACCACTTTTATAGAAACTCTAGTTATCCGTTTGGAACAAACGGCATTTGCCTCGACCACAAGCTTTTTTAATACCAAGCTTTTGTCGCATCTTTCTGACTGCGTTGAGAGTTTTACTTAGAGCTTGAGCAATATCTTTATCCTTCATACAATGTGCATTTTGTTTTACAAACTCTTTGTCTTCGTTAGACCATTTTATATTCATATGTCATATTCTCCTTTAGGGGGTATATAATATTGTATATCGAACGACAACTTTTCATACAACAATTTTATAAATTTATGGAGATTCAGAAAAATGGCAAGAGCACCACAGCACCAAATTAAAGCTGCTTCAAGTACTTTAAAGGTCACAGCAAGTGAAGAACTCGAAAAGGAAGTTGAAGAAGAAATTAGTACCGCTAGGGAAGAAGCAGATGAAAAAAATATCGCAGAGCTTTTAGATAAGGACCAAGATGAAGATTCCTGATGGCTATACAGAGCAACAGGTAATACAAATTATAAACAACATATCCAATAAAATAGTTAATAAATTTAAGTTTGGGTATCACGAAAAGGACGACATGAAGCAACAGGTTTATATTGAAGTATTGAAACCTGATAAAGCTGGCAAAAACATATTAGATAAGTTTGATCCAAAGAAAGGAAAGCCCCTAGAAAGCTTTTTATGGATACATATTCGCAATCGGCTATACAATTTTAAAAGAAATAATTATGCCCGGCCTGAGAAGCCTTGCGATGCTTGTCCTTTAAATGCCTATGTTAATAAAAAATGTACTGCTTATACCGACGAGTTAGACTGCGAACATTATTTTAAATGGGTTGGGCGTAACAACACTAAGAAAAATCTTATGTCAACGAAGTTCTACTATGATACAACTGAAAGTGATAGTCTTTCTGTAGAAGAAACTGTGTTTAGCAAAGAGATATATTCAATAGTTAATTCTAATATCCCTCTATCTTTGCGTGAAGACTGGTTAAGGTTTACCAATAAACTCAAGTTGACTAAAACTAAAAAAGAAAACCTAATTAAAAATATTTTAATAATTTTAAAGGAGCATGGAATAGAACCATGAGTAGAAAACGAGGAAAGCTATCCAATCAAGAGATGAACTATATCAGACAAAACTGTTTTGATCTTCCCTTGGATGAAATCGCAAACAATCTAAATCGCACAATAGACCCTATCAAAAAATTCATCGACAAAGAAAATCTTAAAGCCAGAGATTTAACCGATGATGAGCACTTGCTATCTACTTTACGAACTCGATATTATTATCTTGAGCTTAAAAAGCAGATGGATGACGCAGAGATAATTTTCTTTGAACACAATTGGATAGACTTCTTCAAGCAATTCAATGAAGATGTTACTCATACCGAAGAAATGCAGATTCTTGAAGTAATCAGAACAGAGGTTCTTATCAATAGGTCTATGGAAGACAGGCAAGAGATTGTCAAGAATATCAACCTTATAGAAAAATTAATCGACGAAGAATTAGAAAAGCCTAAAGATCAACAAGACAGTCAAGCACTTGCTCTTTGGCAAACCCAGCTTGGTTCTTTGATAGGCAGCAAGTCAAGCTATATCAACGAGCATGAAAAGCTTCTTACAAAGAAGGAACGTTATCTTAAAGACCTCAAAGGTACACGCGAACAAAGAAAGCGTGTTGCCGACGATGCTAAAACAAATTTCTCTATGTGGATGCGTCAATTGGATTCTCTTGAGATGAAAGAAAAAGAAGGTTTTGATATGGAAGTACAAGCTATCGCCGCAGACAAAGCTAGGAAAAGATTGGCAGAGCTTCACGAATACGAAGATGGTGAAGTAGATCAGCCTTTGTTGAATACTGATACAGTTATAAAGGACGCAGATTGATGCAAATAGTTAGCGATGAGATTTATAGAATAGTTGAAAGAGAAGTTTCAAATTATGTTCCTGTTTCCACCAATCAACTAGAAAAAGAATATGTTTATGGTCCAAGTGATTTAGTATTGCAATTTCACACTTGGGAAGGAAATCCTCAAGTTCGCATTTCAGAACGTGATAATCCGGTTTTAGCACAACAGACTTTACAAAAACCTATTGTCAATATTAGATTACAAATGCTTGCTAAGGCTTGGCATATCGCTTGTAAAAAGCATAACATATCTCATATTGATATTCATATACCTGTTTGTTTTTCAGACAGTTCTGATATGCCGTTGCAAAAATATCCTTGTTTGGTATTTAGTAAAGCGGCATACTCAAGTAACATCTTGATGCCAAGCTTAAACAACTTTGTTCATTGTGGCGAGATAGATCAATTAAAAGTTTGCGATACTCCGATAGAAACAAAAACAAACAAGATGTGCTTTGCTGGTTCTTTTACTGGTAATACAACTTTTGATTTAAGAAATAATCCCCGGCTCAGACTAGCTGCCTTTGCAGCAGAAAATCCAGACATAACTGAGTGTTGGATCGGTAGACCTCCGGGGGAAGCCCCAGAAGTTTTTGAAAAAAAGCTAAAAGAAGCTAACGATCTTTATTTTACAGGAAACATTATACAAAATACAAACCAAGGGAAAAGCATACAAGAACAAATACAGCATAAGTATCAGTTGGTTGCCGATGGACATACTTGTGCTTGGGCTAGACTTCCTTGGCAGATGTATTCTAACTGTGTTCCGATCAAGGTTAGAAATCACAAAAGAAAAAATATTGAATGGTTTTATCATCTTTTAGATTTTTCAAAGCATTGTATTGAAGTAGGAGTAGAAGAACTCAAAGAAGTATACGAAGAACTAGAGAAAAGACCAAAGCTTCAAAAGGACATTGCAGAAGCAGGCAAGGATTTTGTTAAAAAATACTGGACTCAGGATTTGGCAATTGATGTATTTGCCCAAACCATGATCCTACTTAACCAAAAACAACTACCAATAGATAGGATTTAAAATGAAGAAGGCTATTATAACAGGGATTACAGGACAAGACGGAAGTTATCTAGCAGAGTTGTTGCTTGAAAAGGGTTATGAGGTTATAGGATTGGTTAGAAGAACCAGTAATGAGAACTCTACATATAGAATAGATCATATAAAGGATCGAATAAATCTTGTAGAAGGAGAAATTTCTGATTCTGGATCGGTGTATTCATTAGTAGAGGAACATAAACCTGATGAAATTTACAATCTTGCTGCACAATCACATGTTGGCACTTCGTTTCATCAACCTGACTACACTTTCCAAGTAGATGCGTTAGGACCGCTTTATTTTCTTCAAGCAATTCATAAATATTCGCCTAAAACACGTTTCTATCAAGCTTCTACTAGCGAACTATTTGGAAAAAACTTTACAGAACAAAGAGAACCTTGGGACGATACGGTTGTTGATAGGTATCAAGATGAGAATACAGAGTTTATGCCACAGTCTCCTTACGCTGTAGCTAAACAAGCCGCACACAACATGGTTAGAATTTATCGTGAAGGTTATGGTATTCATGCTAGTTGTGGTATTTTGTTTAACCATGAAAGTGAAAGGCGGGGTGAAAACTTTGTTACTCGAAAGATTACCAAGTGGATTGGTGAGTTTGTAGCGTGGTCTTCGGAGGAAGGATATAATGATCCAAAACCTCAAGATGGAGATAATATTGTCAAATACCCTTTTTCAAGTGGGTTTAATCCAACCTTTCCCAAGCTTCGTCTAGGTAACTTGGATGCTTATCGTGACTGGGGACATGCAAAGGATTATGTAGAAGCTATGTGGCTAATGACCCAGCAGGAAGTACCTGATGATTATGTCATTTCCACAGGAGAAACTTATTCCGTTCGTGATTTTCTAAAAGAGGCTTTCAATGAAATCGGTATTGACGACTTTGAACCATATGTTGTTATTGATCCTAAGTTTTATAGACCAGCAGAGGTTGAATACCTCAAAGGCTGTAGTCATAAAGCAAGAGAAGTATTAGGGTGGAATCCTAAAATTTCTTTTAATCAATTAGTAAAACAAATGGTTCGGAGCGATATAGATGGCAAAGAAAAGAGGCAGAAGGTATAACGGTAGAAACTATTACAAAAAAAGATCAGGCTTTAGTCGAAATGATAGAGATTATCTAAGTCCTCACTATACTAAGTGGAGGAAAGATATCAAAGAGAGAGACAACCATATGTGCCAATGGCCGGGCTGTCTTTCCAAAAAAAGGATACAAGTCCATCATATTAAAACTTGGGCAAATTATCCAGCATTGAGATATACTACAGCTAATGGAATAACTCTTTGCAGAAAGTGTCACGATAGTATCAAAGGTAAAGAAGCTGACTATGAAGGTTTCTTTTTAAAGGTTCTTGAATGGCAAATGATAGATAAAATCAAAAAGTACGATAAAGACAAATGAATGATAAATTTACTATAATAAGAGATACTAGAGAAAAACCTGAACATGGATGGTCTTTTCCTATAGATGCCTATTGTAATGGTACTATGGTAGAAAAGGTTAGAACCGGTGACTATACTATTAGAGGTTTAGAAAACTTTATTTGCATTGAGAGAAAGCAAAGTATAGATGAATTTGCACACAACTGTATAGAAAAGAGATGGCAGAAGTGTATGCAGAGAATGTCTGAATGTAAGCATTCTTATATTCTATTTGAATTTTCTCAATATGATATTGATAATTATCCTAGATCAGCAAAAGTACCTAGTCATGTTAGAAAGAAACTAAGAATTCCTGCGGGCTACATAAGAAAAGTTATACACACAGCAAGAGAAGATTACGGTATCCATGTAATTTGCTGTGGAGACGCTTTAAATGCAGAAAAAATAGCATACAGATTATTAAAAAAGGCTCATGAGTTATACTTACGATGTTGAATCATACGACTATGCTTGGCTAAGGCTAAAGCAAGAGGACGTTAAAAATCTAACAAATCCTCTCACCAATACGGATGAGTGGGGTCAAAATAATTTTCATCTTCATATCTTAAAAAAGATGAGAGACCCTAGATACATACATTGGACAGTAAAGCAATTACTCAACATAGACCTACTACCAGAACAAGTAGTAATCATGCAGGAGTTATGGGCCAAATCCTTTCCTATGTATATTGCCTCTCGCGGTTTTGGTAAAAGCTTCCTATTAGCTGTTTATGCTACTTTACGATGCCTTCTCGTTCCAGGCTCAAAAATCGTCATCGTTGGTGCGGCGTTCAGACAGTCCAAAGTTATCTTTGAATACATGGACGTTATTTGGAAAAACG